ATGTGTGCCTTGAAACTCTGGGGTCACTGTCATGCGAGGTCTCCGTGTACAATTATGGCGTTTTTATCAGCGTCTACAGCACTGCCACTAGCATTTACAAGTTGAACTTTTATTCTGTCTGCATGTGTGTTGTTGTTGCCACCACCTGTCCAAGATATATATCCATTTGTACTGCCATACTGACCGCCAATCCCCGCAGCCGCAAATTTAGATGCAGCCCCAAAGCTAGTAGTAAATACTACTTCATAGTCACCTGTTCCAACATCAACCATAGAACTTTGATTGAGTGAGTCATCTACAGTTACTGAAGCGTTCCATTTGCACCACGCCTTCGCACTACCATTCACCACAAAATTCGTAGCCAGCGAACCCGCAGTCGAGTGCGTCAGGGTATCTGCTTTGAGTGTACCGAATGCCATCTATGCTACTCCTAACACGCCATCAATACGCATGGCACAAGGTACGAGCCATCGTCGTAGGTATGTGAAACTGTTGTGCTGGTGACCTTTGCAATCGTCTTGCTGCGAACAATGTCATCGCCCTGCGGTTTGGCAGTGCCGTCACCCGCTGACATCAGCAAGTCGCCTCGTGCTACTGTCGTGCCTTGTGCAATGCGGATAACCATGTCGCCGGTCATTGCAAGGTAAAAATCCTCATAGTCATCGTCGTCATCATCCCAAGCCACAAAAACCCCAGCAACATTTACGTCACCCTCAGTGTCACTAATCTTTGTGTGGTTTAGCTGCTCATTATCCTCGCCTGTCCAGACAATCATGTCGTCTAGGTTGGACATCACGGTGCCTTTGAGTAACGTCGATGGTCTGCTGCCATCAAGCAAACGTGACCAGCGAGACAAGTGACCACCGTTATAACTAACAGTGCCACCTGAAATAGTAATTGAACCTTCTGTTGTTGTGGCGTGTTGAAAGGCGGCTAGAGTTCCGTCGCTTGTCACTCTGTTAAGACGCAAAACTGGGTCACTTGACCCAATAAAAGCCGCTTCAAAGTTGTTGCTGCCACTACTTTTAAAAGCAAATCCCGGAGTTGAATCGCTAGTGGCGGTTTTGAACATGAGAACGGCGCTATTTTCAATACGCATACGTTCTGTGTTGCTAGTGCCAAACACCATTGGGTCGGATGTGTAGTTATAGAAATACGAAGCGTTGTTGCCCACATTTATTTCTGTGATGCAGTTACTGCTTTCCATAACAACACCAGAACCGTTGGTGCTGTCTTGTTTTAGATTCAGGACTTTGGAGTTGGAATTGATGTTTGACTGCGGCGAAGCTGTCCCGATGCCCACGTTGCCGCTTCGGTCTATCCGCATTGCCTCGCTTGGCGAAGAGCCAGTCCGAAACACCATTTGAGCATCATTTGTGCCGGTGGTGCTGGCCGTTGCGTCGAAGTACATCGCACCTGCATAGTTGGTGTAGGTGCTGCCAAAAAGCTGTATACCGGCACCAGCAGAGCCACCCTTTAAGGTAATCTGCGAATCTGTCCTGTCGCCCTCGATATCAAGAGACGATGAAGCCACTTGCGCCGCTACAATGCTTCCGGTTCCCGCTGGGTCAATCGTTACGTTGCCATTCGTGTCTGTGCTGCTGATGGTGTTGCCGTTTACCTTGACGTTATCAACATCCAACTCAGCAAAGGTTGGCGTTGCCGTGGAATCAAGCTGATTAGTGCCAATCTTACTAAGTGCCATCAGCTAATCTCCAACAACGATACAGTCACATCAGCGGCTGACGCCTGACTGGCGGTAATTCGCAAGATGTCACTCGCGTTCAAAACAATCTTCTGGTCACCCCCAACAGCCACCAAACTGCTGCCCACCGGCACAATAGCCGACTTGACGATGTGTACGTTGTCGCCGTCGGCGTTGATTAGCTGGACATTTACGGTGATGGAGACGGTCAGGATGTTGGCAATGTTCAGTCCGATGATGGTTGTCTGTGCCGAACTGGGGCATGTGTAAACATCTGCGTTAGCGGTGCCTACGCCTGTGTCTGTAAAGGTCTTAAAGTTATTAGGCATATCGTTACCCCAGTGCTATCGCCATGACTACGCTTTGCCCAGCGGATTCAAAGTCGGTTGTGTTAGATGTGGCTGCGCTACCTAACCCCAGTGATGTTCTGGCTGTTGCGCCGCTCTCAGCTACAAAATTAGACCCATCACCCACAATAAAGTTACCGTTTGTAACCGCCAGCCCCGCCACGTCTTGTAGCTGTGCGTCCAACCTAGCGTTAGCCACTGTCCCGCTAGAAAGGTTGCTGGCGTTCAATGCCGTCAGATTACTACCATTCGCCGCCGGTAGTGTCGCTGGGAACCGCGCATCTGGAACTGTACCGGAGCCAAGATTGCTGGCGTTCAACGCAGTGAGGTTTACACCACTAGCCGCTGGCAGAGTTGCAGGAAACCTAGCATCTGGGACCGTGCCAGAGGCAAGGTTGCTGGCATTGAGTGCAGTTAGGTTGCTACCGTTAGCCGCCACCACATTTCCAGAGGCATCAAGGAAGGACATCTTTTCCGCTGGCAACGTGCAGAAAATCGTCCTTGTACCGGAACTCCAGTTCACAGCAGCATCACTGTTGCTCGACTGAAGTATCGTAGTTCTGGCTAGTGTGGTGCCTGACGCAGTGTAGGTTCCAATGCCGACCTCAAAGTCGGTGCCGTCAGAACAAGCGTAATACGTCGTGTTCCCATCGCCCACGCTGCCGAAAGTCTCAAAACCAGAAACAGCGCCTGCAAGCGTGTACGTTGCAGTGCCGGTGGTTGTGGTCGTTTCTTTTACGCGATCTCTGAGAACAAGTGCCATGTTACTTTAGCTCTATCGACAGGTTGCCTGCGTTAATGCGGAAGATATCGCCAGTGGCGATTGTCTTACTTGCATCAAGTGCGCCAACGAACAAGATGTTTCCGCTACTAGCCGCGTCTACAACAAACGCATGTGTGATCGTGTTGTTTGTGCCGGTAGACGCCGGGAACTCAATATTGGCCGCGTTTGTTGCGGTCTGAGCATCTGTTCCCACTGCGGGAACTGTCCAGCCGGAAGCCTGAACCTGCTGCCTAGCGTAAGATCCAAACGTGGCCTCTGTTAGAGAGCCTGTTTCAATACTAGATACGGCGGTTGCAAGGCCGACATAAATGCTGTTGCCGGGAGTGGCAAAGCTCTCTGAGTTATTCTTGAACAAGAAATCAAGGATCGCATGTTCTAGATAATTGGTTGCTGCGTTTGACGTTGCCATGTCTTCTACTCCTTATGTACGAGGCCGATCTGGCAGACCTCTGCGATACGCATCGCTGTTTTCTCTAGCTTCCGCCAGATCTTTAATCCTGGTCATTGCCTCGGTGAACTGTTTCTCATACATCTGAAGCATGTCCTGCTCACCTTTCATGTATATATACGCTTCAACCAAAGAACCGTAAAGCAGGGCGTTGGGAGCGTTGTCGCTCAACCACGTGGTTCCACTATCACTGCCAGCGGTCAGAGATGCCGGCCTGTAATAGTAGTGAAGCTCAACAGCGTAGTTGCTGTCAGGGGTTGGCGCCATAATGAAGTTATCTTTATCAAAAAACGCATAATACTTTGGCGTTCCTGTCGTTGCCGGATTCGGATTGTATTCTTGGATGTAGTTCACATCTTTTTGAAGCAGGAACTCCTTCGAGCTACTGTTTGTGACAGACAAAGAAAAAGATGAAAGATAGTCGCTCGGCACAGAAAGATACGGATCACCTTGTGTTAGCGCACTTGTCGCGTTCTTGCGAAAAATCTCAAGGTCAACCAGCTTGAAGATACGATCTTCGGCTGCGCGAATAAACACAGGTAGATTCGTCACGAAGGACGTTTCAGTGTTTTCGGTATAATCTTGGATGGCTGTTTTTAGCTGTGCGTATGTAAAAGCCATTAAGCGATCCTTACAATCGCGCTACTCGCGCCCGCTGTTGGAATGGTAATAGTAAAAGTAGATGAAGAAGAAGCTTGATCGGCTCCAAAATCAAACACCGCAATCGCTTTGTCAGATGCACTGCTGTTATAAAGCAGTGCTCCTCGTGCCGTTATTGTAGAGTTAGCAAAACTAACGTCAGCAAAATCTATAAAAGCAGTTGTGCCGCTGGTGTTGATGGTTATGCTTGTGACGGTAGCACCGCCCGCGCTATAGCCTGTTCCGCTTACTTCGTTAGCTGTTGAGTATGCGGTTGTGGTCGCGTCGAGAGTGGCGCTGTTTGTGAACAGCGCCATCTTAAATGTGTGACTTGCAAAATTGTGGACGGCTTGAAGCAGTTCGCTTTTAAAAGACGTACACAGATAATTTCCAGTAAAAGCCATGTTTACTCCTATGGCGTGTTCGCTGTACCGCCCATGCCGCTGTGGTTTGTGCAGTAATAATACAGAGTTGGAGTCCCCGAGGCTACCGTGATCTGTGTGTAAGCTCCCGAGCTACCCGGGGAACCGTTAGTAGATACACCTGTTGTATACTCGGAACCCCCGGCGTGAGTGCCGTTGGCAGTTTCTGAAAACCGGAAGGGATGCCCCGAGTTGCTGTTGTCTGATTGATCGAACCTGTAGGTAGAACCCTCGCTTAACGTAAGCGTCGGAGAAGCCCCCGACAAACCAGCAACATAATACTTATTGCCTGTTCCGTAAGAATTTGTTCCCGAAGCAACAGTAACTGTGTAGTTCGTAACGATTCCAACTGAAACAGAATTTACGCCGCCAGTGGCGGAAACCCCGGTTATGGATACAGTAACAGTCCCTGATGGTGTTGTACCTGTTGTGACTACGTCTCCCACAAATCCATGCATGACTGCAACAGGAGACACTTCCAGCGTCCGTGAGTTAAACGTGGGAAATGTTATACTGACTGAATGAATAATCGAGGGTGGTCGTGGATTGTGAAGAGCCTGCGGATCCGGCCCCACTCGAACGGGCTGTAGTTGAGGATGCTTCGTCTCATACTCATCAGGTCCGACTTTTAAACCATTCCACTCCGTAACCATTTCTCGAAGACGATACCGGAATCCGGATCTATCCGAATAGCCCCAGGCGTCTTTTCCTGAAGCGAACCGCGCCATTAGTTCACCCTCAGATACTGAATGCTTGGCTGTAGCTTGAGAGCCACACGATCTTCATCTTCATCTGCGGCTCGTTGAAACTCTTCTTCGTAAACCACTTTCAAAAGCTGCACACGTTCCGGCGCTTTCTTCATCGCAAGATAGTATGCAAGACCAGCGACCATACACGGCAGAAATCTAAACGGTGCATCCGTGGTGTTCACCAAAGCATCAGCGTCTTGAATTCTTTGCACGTAATAATAAACTAAGCTGTCTGTCGAATTTTCAGGAGTCGGCCACAGTGTAACTTGTGGTGTTACTTGCCTGTTGTAGAAATACTGGCTGGGGCGTCCTGTCTGTGTTTTATTGGGCGTCGTCAAGTATTCGCTTCGAGACATGCGGTCAAGCTGGTAGTCCGTGCCGCTTCTTCGAATCACAACCTCAAGTAGATCCGTGTACGCTGTGTCGAAGGTGTACGTAGCAGTTCCTGCGGTCAACGCCTGTGTTCCCTGCTGCACCGTCCACAGATTCAAGCCACGGTTAGCCCAGTCTGCAAACATAAGATTCAGAGACCTACGAGCCGTACGCGCATCATAACCGGTGCGAACCTCAAGACCGCACCGCTCATATGCTTCTTCGATAATCTCTGCTACATCGAGATCAAAATCTCTGGATCCGGAAGTTGCCATCTATTTATTCTTCTTGTGTGTGCCGCCGTAACCAAAACCAGGAACGCCGCGACCTTTTAGAATATCTTGCTTCGTGACCTTACCATCACCTGTTAGGTCGGGGAAGTTACCACCACCCATTTTAAAACGAGTGCGGCTAGGAGCCTTGTTGTTGCGAGTAGGCATTACCATCGCGCCGGCAGCGGCTTTTCGAGGAGAACAATGAGACATTATTTTTTCCTTCTCTTTAGTG